TTGTCTTCCCAATATTTCAACTTGGCCAAATTCAATGCGATCCCAAGCGCACCGTACGCATTGTCAGCATAACGGGCGGAGGAAGGCATGAGAGGCGAAGGATTCACAGGGAAAGCCTCAAGAGCAGCGGCTGAAGCAGCAGCACTGGTCATGGGCGGAACAGAACAGGCGCCAGCATTATTGACTGGTGTCGATTCCTCATCGGATTCAGGCTCATGATAGGCAAGTGATACCAACCAGTTTCGGCGGTCACTGTCATATTTAGCCTGATAACACGCAGGAAACCAAGTGTTCTTTACAAGAGATTTCGCAAAATCAATTGGATCACCAACGATATGGTGGGGGAAAATGAAGCAATTGTTTGACGCCGCATATTCATTTGCTTTCGCACACACCATAAGATCATTGGGACCAAAAAAGAGTTGGCCAACAACACCGCCACATTCTTCATAACCGCAAGTCAGCGGCGCACTGTTGCGAAGGTGACGCCCAACTGATGTGTTATGCTGACACTTTTGCACTCTAAGATAATAAATCTGAGTGGGTTTGGTCCTCGCATTAATCACATTCAGATGGATGTTTGGCTCATCCAACCGTGCTGCCTGAAGCTTGTAAGCTTGAATTTGTGCGGCAACAGCAACCAATTCTCTTTGCATATCAGCCTGCTTGCACACCAGATCTCTCTGGTAAGACTCTGCAGACTGTTGATTCTCACGTTCACGGCGAACAAGGACTTGCTCTTCACTTTCGGCCACAAAAGAGGGCATTTCAGAGCCAAGTCCAACGCCAACAGAGGAGTCAGCGGCGGCGGAGTCAAAGACTCTACGCTCTGCCACGCTCCTCTCACCAACAGCGGATGAAGCTGATCCGTCACCGGACCTCAACTCCCCCGCTGTCACCTGCACTCCAGCAACGACACAATCCATAATCCTAGAAAATTTCTGAGTGGATTTATGGACTACTTCACGTGTTTGTTCTAGCTTTGAACAAAAGCGAAAAGGGGCAGTAAGAAACTTGAAGATCTCTGCCGTCGAAAGAACGCCCACGCAACTTGAC